TATATCTTTCCTGGAGTTTCCGGTAAGAGATAATCTGTGTGAAGGCCGGTTCCTGGTTGCCGCCAGGGGCCGGTTTTTTGCAATCTTACGATTTTTTGAATAACTTGACAAAGCTAAAGCATACTATTATACTATAAATGAGTTAACTCGTGAAGGATAAGGCTGGGTTCCTGAATAGGAGTAGGTCGTAAGACTTAGAATTCCTTTGCCCCTGGGGTTAACTTATTTTTTTTATGTTATCTAAAATATGTTCCGGGTCTTTTCGCAATTCGTCAAAAATAAATTCTACCGTTTGTAGAGAATATGAATATTGGGGCGATGAAAATTGTCTATGAACATAGCAAAAACGCTCATTCTCTTTAATTCCAAAATATTTACAGAAATTTGTAAAATGAAAACTTGTAAATTTAACAATGTTGCCATTGTAATAAAGGGAAATCCCTGCTTTTGTTAAACGTTCTCGCACTTTAGCAATACAAGCTTTGGCCGTTAAACCATGAGTTTTATTGGGGTCTTTTAATTCTTTTACAATCTTTATGGAAGGGTCAGCACTATTATCTATTTTTACGAAGGACGTCGCTTTATTTTCATTTTTTGTTATAAAATGGTGGTGTTCAATATGTATTGCAAATCGGGCACTATTATTATTAAGTGATAATTCGTCAATACCGTTTTTCATATCCAAAATTTTGCTGGCGATTTCTTCTGGATATTTTGCGATGATTTCTGTTTCATTTAGGGCTTTCATGCTTACAGAAAGAGATAAGAAATTCTGTGGGATAATGGTAGTCATGTCTATACTATGGAAAGCCATCATTTTTTCGTTAAAATTTAATACACAAGCTTGAAAAAGGGGGACATAAACCATTTCATAGTCTTCGGTTATAAAATGCGTACTTGTATTACGCAATTCAATAATCTTTTCTAAATTAATGCGGAGAGGGTCCTTGTTATTAGTAAAAACCTTTTGTATACAGTTCTCTAATGTAAGTGTTCGATGGGGATTGTCTGAGTAATAAATACTTTTATCCCCCATGGTTTTTAGCATATGGGCCTTTAACATTAATTCCCACGCATTACAAATAAATATAGCAAAGCCCTCAACGCGATATCGAATGGTAGGCTTATTATATAGTTCGATTGCCATAGAAAAGGCTTCTTTTGATTTGTTGAGTAAACGATCTTCTAATTTTTCCATTTATTCTCCCCTAGCGTGCTGTAACGATTTTTAACCTCAATTCAATCAATTCTTTCGGATATCCAGTACTCCTGGGTGCCTGGGTAAGTATATTATATTGTCAAAGTGGGCGATATTCAAACACATCTAAGTGTGGTTCAAATCTTATGTAATAATCCCCAACCATTACACCGATACCGTATTTCTGGCGGTAAAATTCCAGAGCTTCTTTTAAGGTATCTTCCGACACATCCAGGTACTCTGCCACTTCAAAGGTATTCCGGCAATGGGCTTTGTAGGCTTTGACAAGGTCCAGAAGCGGAATCCTCAGATTATAAGCCCACATCCGCGCCGCCCGTTCCTGCTTGCGGGCTTCAAGATTAGTTTGGTCCAGGATGTTTCCTACCGTAGTGTAGTGGTGACCAAGCTCTTCGGCCAGCGTATCCGCTGTTTTTGTGCTGGTCATGCCAGACTTTAGCGCCACGGAACCATCAATATAGAGGCCCGATAAGCGTTCACTTCTAAAATTCACGTAGTCTACAGGAACGCCTTCCTCGAAAGCCAGTTGTTCGAGTTCTTCTTTTTTAGTCAAGTCTATCAGCCTCACCGTAGTTAATTTTGGGGCTTTCGCCGATTCTTAACAAATTCCGCATAGGCCTTGATGTCTTCCAGTTCATCTTCCGTATATTCGTCACCGTCAAAATGGGCGGCCATGGTAATGGGTTCTATATTTAATCCTAATAAGGTATCAGCAGAAACATTTAGTGCATCGGCTATTTTTTTGATAGTTTGCACATTGGGCTCTCTATTTCCACTTTCATAAAGTGAATAAGTGGACTTCGCTACACCTATAATGTCTGCTATTTCTTTCTGCGTCATATTTTTCTTTTCTCTGGCAATCTTTAAATTTTCATTAAATTTATCACCCATAAAACGTACCTCCATTTACTTTTGATTATAAGGTTTAAGTGCAAACATGTCAATAAAAAAGTTTGCAAAATGCAAAGAAAACTATTGACAAGTTTGCGAAAAGCAACTATCATATAATCAAAGTTTGCGAAATGCAAACACGAAGGAAGGAGGAATATAGGTTGTTTAGAAATTTGGAGGCCGAACAAGCGCGGTTTGGTCTTACAAACCAAAATGTTGCAGATAAACTCGGCATTTCCAGAGTTTCTTACGAGAGTAAGAAAAAAAGCGGGAAATTTACTACGAAGGAAATCAAAGCACTCTGCAAATTATTTAAAAGAGGTTTTGACTACCTGTTTGCCGAAGATGAAAGGGGGTGAGAGAAACGAAAAATACAATAGCAAAAGAACTTAGAAAAAATGCAGGGATTATAGCGTCTGAGAAAAATGGACAGAAAATCAGAAATTCACTTTCTGATAGCCTGGAAGCTCTTGCTGTATTAATTGAAGATGAAGAACTTCCGATTAAGAAAATGGTGTCGGTCTATTATTTGCGAGGAATATTAACCGGTATCGGGATAGCATTGGCTGTTCTTGCTATTTTACTAATGATATTGCTGTTAGGATAACACCTCCTGTACCGGAAAGAACATCTAATGTGCTAGGTCGAGGAGCTATATCAAAGTCTCGTGAGTACAGTATAAGTCAGAAAAGGAGAGGAAACAAGTACAACCAGTAACACATACATTCTACCAGAGAGGGGTGATGATATTGACTAGAGAGATTACATATACCAACCGGGTACGCATTGGAGACCAGAGGGTAGCATTGGATGAACTGCCAAAGAAGCAGCAGGAGTTGATTGCGGATAGCCTGATTTACCGTCCGCTGATGACGATTGCTGATGTAAACGTTGTGAGGTCCGCCTGATGGCGGCCTTATTGGACAAGCATAAGATAGGAGAAAAGAAATGGAAAGAGTTGACTTAGTCATCATGAGCAAGAGGAGCTACAGGGGACTCAAAAGAGAAAATCAGTGGCTCAGGAGAGTGGGGCTAGAGATAGCACATGACAGGCGGTTCTGGGTTGGTGTAGCATTCACATTGGCTGTCCTGCTAGCCGTTGCAACTACCCTGTTGGCGCTGACTTGGGGCGGCGTGATTGTGATCTGAGAGGAGGAGAAGATAATATGTGGGAAGTAATGAGGAATACCAGCTGTTATCAGGTATGGCGCCAAACCCGGACCTTATGGCCAGGAGAGCCCATGCACAGCGGAGTACGGGAGATGAGAGGCTGCTTCCATACAGAGGCAGAGGCACAAGCGTATGCAGACCAGCTCAACCGGGAGGAGGCGGGAACGGATGGAGAATAAGCAGGAAATCCTAGACAAGCTGCTGCCAGCCTTTCAGGCAACGGATAACCTCCATGACCTGGCGGACCTGTGGATTGATGAGTGGAACGGAAAAGAGAAGGTTTACGCCAAGTTTGCCAATGGAGCAGTTAAAACGGTAAACGTTACGGCAGATTCCGGAACGGCCATGATCCAGGACATAATCCGGCAGATTGTGTAAGGAGGCAGCGACGATGACTGGAATTAAAAAGGACCTCACCGGAGGCAACCGGAAAAGGTCCAGATAAATAAAAGTATACACCTTTATTGTAAGGGAAACAGGAGGAAAAAGCAAGATGGGAGACGTTAAATATGAAATTTTGGAAACCCTGGTCGTATTCCCGGAATCCGGGCGATGGCATAAAGAACTGACGCTTACTCGGTGGCGGGACAATGAGCCGAAGTATGACTTAAGGCCCTGGAACAAGGACCGCAGTGAGTGTCTGAAAGGCATCACGCTCACGAAAGAGGAGCTTGCAATACTAAAAGAAGGATTAGGAGGATTGGAGTTATGAGCATTACAGTAGAATTCAGGGATTTTGAGGAGATGGTGGGGTTTGCGGCCCAGCTGCTGGGCCGTACGGATGGGAACCCCCAGTCCGGGGCACAGCCGGAGAAACCGGAACAGCCTACAGCTGCCCCGGTGGCATCATCGACCCAGATTGGACAGCTTGTAGCAGCGCCTGCAGCTGCTCCGGTACAAGCTGTCCGGCCGGCAGCAGCACCTACATCACCGGCTGTCCAGCCGGCAGTCACGCCCGGAGCGGCTCCGGAAACGCCGGTAGTCCCTACGACCACCAAGGATTATACGGTGGATGACCTGGCAAGGGCAGCCATTCCGCTGATGGACGCCGGCGGCCAGCAGGTCCTGGTGGGGCTGCTTTCCCAGTTTGGGGTCGCAACGCTCCCCCAGCTTCCAAAGGAACAGTACGGAGCCTTCGCTACGGCGCTGAGAGGATTGGGGGCTAAGATATGATGGACCATCAGAACCGGGGACATGCCCTTCTGGGCCCCTCTAAGGCTTATCAGTGGATGGCCTGCACGCCCAGCGCCAGACTGGAGGAGGAGTTCCCGGACACCTCTTCCGAGGCAGCGGCTGAAGGTACCCTGGCCCATGAGCTGGCAGAGCTGAAAGTTCGGAACTACTTTTACAGTGTGGAGTTTGGAAAACGGAAGCTGACGGCAGCCATCAACAAACTGAAAAAGGAACATGCGGACCTCTGGCAGGAGGAGATGATGGGGTATACGGACGATTACCTGGACTTTATCAGATCCACGGCGTTGGCAAGCCCTACGGAACCATATGTGGCCATTGAGAAGAAGGTGGACCTTACTGCCTACATACCGGATGGATTTGGGACAGCTGACTGCATCCTGATCTGCGGAGATACCATCCATGTGATCGATTTCAAGTATGGGAAGAACCCGAACGGCAGGGTGAGCGCGGAACATAACCCTCAAATGCAGCTTTACGCCCTGGGAGCTTATGAAGCCTATCGGATGTTGTACATGGTCAAACGGGTCCGGATGTCCATTGTACAGCCTCGACTTCCGGAAGGGATCACCACCTGGGAGACTACCCTGGAAGAGCTTTTGGCTTTCGGACAAGTCGTAAAGGAGAAGGCTGCCCTCGCAATCGAAGGGAAAGGAGAGTACGCTCCGTCAGAGAAGACATGCCGGTACTGCAGGGCAAAAGGGAAATGCAGGGCCCGGGCGGAGGAGAATGTAAAGCTGGCCTTCGCGGATGGCTACCAGAAGAAGCCGCCCCTGATCACTAACGAGGAGATGGGAAAGTATTTGCAGCAGGGAACGGATATCGCCAAATGGGTTTCCGACCTGCAGGACATTGCCCTGAAAGAATGCCTGGCCGGAAATGAGATCCCTGGCTGGAAGGCGGTGGAAGGCCGCGGTAGCCGGGACTGGACGGATCTGGATCAAGCGTTCGCTCATCTGACAGAGGCAGGAATTCCAGATGCCATCCTTTGGGAGCGAAAACCAATCACTCCGGCGGCGCTGGAAAAGGCCTTGGGAAAGAAAGAGTACGTTGCCCAGACAGAAGGGTATGTGTTAAAGAAGCCAGGAAAACCGGCACTGGTGCCCGCGTCCGACAGCCGGCCGGCCATTACGAACAAAATATCAGCAGAAGAAGCGTTTAAGGAGGAAACCAATCATGAATGATTTAACCAGAGTAACAACCGGAGAAGTGAGATTAAGCTATGTCCACCTGTTTAAGCCCTACGCCTTCCAGGCAGGGCAGGAGGAAAAGTACAGCGTGACCCTTCTCATTCCCAAGACCGACACGGCTACCAAGGCACGGATCGATGTAGCCATTGAGGCGGCAAAGCAACGGGGCATTACGGACAAATGGAATGGTGCGTGTCCCCCGATCCTCCCAGTTCCGATCTATGACGGGGACGGAGTGAGGCCGTCAGATGGGATGGAGTTTGGTCCGGAATGCAAGGGAAATTGGGTGATGACCGCCAGCGCAAAGGCGGATTATCCGCCGGAGGTGGTGGACGCCGGGCTGAACCCCATCATCAACCAGTCCGAAGTGTACAGCGGGATGTATGGTCGGGTGAACGTATCCTTCTTCCCTTACGCATTCGGCGGCAAGAAGGGGATTGGCTGCGGCCTCGGGCCCGTACAGAAGACCCGGGACGGGGAACCGTTAGGAGGCAGCGCCCCGACAGCGGCGCAGGCCTTCGGCGATTTAGGGCAGCAGCCGGCTGCTCCGTCCTTCGGCGCGGCACAGCCGGCCACACCCGGCGCCGCAGGATACGCGGCGGCTTACGGCGCTTACAATGCTCCGTCAGCTGCCATCCAGCAGCCGATGACAGGGGTCAATCCCATTACGGGGCTTCCGTATTAAATATCCCGGAGGGGCCGCAAAGCCCCTCCGCCTGACAGGAGGGGACCATGAGACATTTGAGCATAGACATTGAGACACGCAGCAGCGTGGAGATTGGGAAGGCAGGGCTTTATAAATACGCCCAGTCCCCTGATTTTGAAATCCTCCTGTTTGCCTATCAGGTGGACGATGAGCTGGAGGAAATCGTGGATTTAAAACAGGGGGAGGAAATCCCGGAATACATCCGGGAAGCCCTGGCAGACCCCAAAATCCTCAAACACGCCTATAACGCCGCGTTTGAGTGGTATTGCCTGAACCGGGCCGGGTATCGGACCCCTTTGGAACAATGGCGCTGTACGATGGCCCACGGCCTTTACTGCGGCTATACGGCAGGCCTGGACGCTACCGGGAAGGCACTCGGCCTCCCCCAGGATAAGCAGAAGATGGCAGTGGGCAAGGCCCTGATCCGGTACTTCTGTGTCCCCTGCAAGCCAACGAAGAGCAACGGCGGCCGTAGCTGGAACGAGCCCTGGCACGCTCCGGAGAAATGGGAACTGTTCAAGGAATACTGCTGCCAGGACGTGGTGACGGAACAGGAGATACAGAAACGCCTGGCGCTGTTCCCCATGCCGGGGAAGGAGCTGGAGCAGTGGCGGCTGGACGTGCGGATGAACGCCTATGGGGTCCGGGTGGACCGGGAACTGATCCAGGGCGTCCTGCGTATCAATGCCAGGAGCGAGGAAGAACTGACCGGGGAGGCGGTCCGGATCACCGGGCTGGAAAACCCCAACAGCGTGGCGCAGCTGAAAGGCTGGCTGGAGAGGGAACTTGAAAACTGGATGGAAACGGAGGTGGAAATCCCGGACCTTGCAAAGGATACGGTATCCACCCTCCTATCCCGGACAGACCTCCCGTCAGAAGTAAGGCGGGTACTGGAAATCCGGCAGCAGCTGGGCAAGACCTCCATCAAAAAGTACGTGGCGATGGAGGCGGCCCGGTGTACGGATGACCGGATACGCGGTCTGACCCAATATTACGGGGCCAACCGGACCGGGAGATGGGCGGGGCGCCTGGTGCAGATGCAGAACCTTCCACGGAATTACATCAAGACACTGGACTATGCACGGAAGCTGGCAAAGGCCGGGAACTTTGATGGGCTCCGGCTCTTATACGACAACGTGCCGGATACGCTCTCCCAGCTGATACGGACAGCTTTCATCCCATCGGAGGGGCATAAGTTCGTGGTGGCGGACTTTTCCGCCATTGAGGCACGGGTGATTGCCTGGCTGGCAGGAGAACAGTGGGTGAATGAGGTATTCGCCACCCACGGGAAAATCTACGAGGCCACCGCCTCCCAGATGTTCCATGTTCCCATTGAGAAGATTGTAAAGGGGAATCCGGAGTACGCGCTGCGGCAGAAGGGAAAGGTGGCTACGCTGGCCCTGGGCTATCAGGGCGGCGCCTCCGCGCTGATTGCGATGGGGGCCCTGAACATGGGACTGACGGAAGAGGAGCTTCCGGACATCGTGGCCCGGTGGCGGGGAGCCAACAAGCGAATCTGTGCCTTGTGGTATGCGGTGGAAAATGCCGCGCTGGCGGCGATGAGAACAGCACAGCCTCAGGGGATCAACGGGCTGATTTTCGCTCTGGAGGGGGATCTGATTTATGGCCAGACCTTTCTGACGGTGCGCCTTCCCAGTGGCCGGAAACTTTATTACCCGAAACCATTCCTGAAGGAGAACCAGTTTGGAAAAGAGGCAGTCCACTATTATACCGTGGGGCAGCAGACCAGGAAGTGGGAGATTACCTCCACCTATGGAGGGAAGATGACGGAGAACATTGTCCAGGCCATCGCCCGGGACTGCCTGGCCGTGACCCTGAACCGGATAGCGGCCAAGGGCCTGCAGGTGGTCTTCCACGTCCACGATGAGGTGATCATTGACGCCCCGATGGAGACCACGGTGGAGGAAATCTGCGGGATGATGGCATGGCCAATCCTCTGGGCGCCTGGGCTGAACTTAAAGGGCGCCGGATTTGAGAGCGAGTATTACATGAAGGACTAGGAGGCAGACAGATGCAGAACAACCGAATGCTGCGGATCAGTACAGCGGGGAGCCGGAAGGCGACACATTGGCCCAAGGTAGAAATCCTGTGGTCTGAGTTCTGTGACCGATTCAAGACTCCGGTCCGCGGAACGGAGACCATAGGGGAATATCTGGCCATGCCGAAATCCCGGCAGGCAGAATTAAAAGATGTGGGCGGCTTTGTGGGCGGGACCTTCACAGGGGACCGGCGGAAGGCAGCGAGCGTGGAGGGACGGGATTTGGTCACCCTGGACCTGGACAATATCCCTACCGGGCAGACGGGGGACATCCTGCGCCGGGTAGGTGGCCTGGGCTGTGCCGCATTGGTCTACAGCACCAGAAAGCACACGTCCTACGCTCCCAGGCTGCGGGTCATCCTGCCCCTGGATCGGACCGCAACAGCAGACGAGTATGAGCCGGCGGCCCGGAAACTGGCCTCCCTTCTGGGGATGGAGTTTTGCGACCCGACGACCTTTGAGCCGTCCCGGCTGATGTACTGGGCGTCCTGTTGCAAGGATGGGGAGTACGTCTACGAGGTGTATGACGGCGGCTTCTGTAGCGTGGACGGTGTCCTGGCCATGTACGGGGACTGGAAGGACATTACCCAGTGGCCCCAGGTACCGGGGACGGAAGCCATCGAGAAGCGCCGCCTGGCCAAACAGGAGGACCCGACAGCCAAGAGAGGCGTAGTGGGGGCCTTCTGCCGGACCTACGGCATTACCCAGGCAATGGATTCCTTCCTGCCGGGGGTTTATGAGGCTACGGCGGTGCCGGGGCGCTATACCTATACCGGAGGTTCTACAGCCGGCGGAGCGGTGGTGTACGATGGGGATTTATTCCTTTACTCCCACCATGCGACCGATCCCTGCAGTGGTCTGCTGGTCAATGCCTGGGATCTGGTCCGGCTGCACAAGTTCGGCTCGATGGACGATGAGGCAAAAGAGGGGACGCCGCCGGTCAAGCTCCCGTCCTACGTGGCCATGACGCGCCTTGCCCTGGGAGATAAGGCGGTGTCTGACCGGATGGCCCGGGAGAAGTTTGAGGCGGCAAGAGAGGCCTTCCAGGAGGCGGACGGGACCATCCAGGGGGACACAGGAGAGGACCTGGACTGGATGAGCCGTCTGGCCGTTGACCAGAACGGAAACTATAAAAAGACCATCAACAACCTTATTATCATCCTCCAGAATGACCCGCGTCTGAAGGGGAAGATCGTGACAGATGATTTTGCCGGCCGGGGGCTGGTTATGGGCGCCATGCCTTGGAATCCCCAGGAGGGGAAACGCTGGTGGACGGATAACGACGATTCCGGAGCATTGTGGTACATGGAGAATTATTATAATCTTCCAGACCGGAGCCGCCTGTCGGACGCCTTGGCCATTGTAGGCGGGCAGAACCGGATCAACGACGTGAAGCGATACCTGGAGGGGCTTTCCTGGGACGGCGTGAGGCGGCTGGATACTCTGTTGGCGGACTATCTGGGGGCGGAGGATACCCTGTACACCCGTGCGGTAATCCGCAAGTCCCTGACTGCTGCAGTGGCCCGGGCGCTCTCCGCGGGGATTAAATATGACTGCATGCCGATTTTTACAGGACCTCAGGGCATAGGAAAGAGCACCTTCCTGTCAGTTTTGGGAGGGGATTGGTTCAGTGATAGCCTGACTAGCTTTGAGGGAAAGGAAGCGGCGGAAATGATCCAGGGGACGTGGATCAATGAGGTGGGGGAACTGACAGCCTTCACCCGTCAGGAGACGGAGTCCATCAAGCAGTTTTTAAGCAAAAAAGAGGACATTTACCGCGCGGCCTATGGCAAGCGGACGGAGAAATATCCCAGGCGCTGCGTGTTCTTCGGGACCAGCAACGCGGGGGAGTTCCTGAAGGATACCACGGGCAACCGGCGCTTTTGGCCGGTGGATGTGGGGCTGCACCCGGCCAGGAAATCCGTCTGGGAGGATTTACCACGGGAGAGGGACCAGATCTGGGCGGAGGCCCGGGTGAGTTGGATGTTGGGGGAGCCGCTGTTTCTGCCGAAGGAGCTGGAGGAACTGGCAAAAGAACAGCAGGAAGGACATATGGAGTTAACCGGAAAAGAAGGTATCGTCAAGGAATTCTTAGAGAAACCCATCCTGCCAAACTGGAGAGAACTTTCCATCGGGCAGCACCGTCAGTTTTGGAATGGAAATCTGCAATATGGCGAGGAGACTCAGCTGGTACCCAGGGAAACCGTGTGCGCTATGGAAATTTTGGTAGAGTGCTTTGGTGCGAATTTAAGCCGTATCAGTAAATCCGATAGCCGGGAAATCAACGCCATACTTGTCCAGCTTCCAGGCTGGAAGAGGAATAAGGCCGCCAGAAGGTACGGTAAGGAGTACGGAACACAAAAAGGGTTTGAAAGGGTGTGAACGTCTATGGAATTTCAGAGCGGGAATAAAATAGTTTACGGTTTACATGGGATATGTTCACAGTACACGGAAATGTTCATAGAGGTGTTTACACTGAAACCCTTATAAAGCCTGACTATTTTGCTAATGTAAACTATGTGAACTTAATTTATATATAAATAAAAAATATAACTAATATAACACGTATATACCCCTATACGCGTTATATATCAATACACGTACACGTACGCGAAGCTGTGGTTTACGAAAGGAGCGGAGTTGGGATGGATGATAAAATAAAAATGATTCAGTGCCGATTGGCGGGAGCATTTGCCGAAGTATATGACGTCAGTGGAGCTTGGTACCCAATCAACAGTGTGTTGGAAACGGCATCATGCAGTTGTGAAAAATTCGGAGACATTGAAAATGCCAGAAAACGGCTGGCGATTGAGACGATAACGATTAACGGACTGGAGTATTGGCGCTGGATGTCTGTTATTAGTCCGGATATTGTTTGGGAGCTTTTAAGCGAGGAATGAGAGGGACGAAATGAGAGAGCGCGACATAGAGAAGCGTCTGGTCACCGAAGTGAAGAAGCTGGGCGGCCGGGCTTATAAGTGGACAAGCCCTGGTAACGATGGGGTGCCGGACCGGATTGTGATCCTTCCGGGAAGGCCGCCGGTCTTTGTGGAGCTGAAGGCGGACTGCGGGCGGCTAACGGCCCTCCAGAATGTCCAGATCAACCGGCTGAGGGACTTGGGGCAGGACGTCCGGGTGCTGTATGGGATGGACGGGGTGAGCCGGTTCCTGGAGGAGATGGGAGGTAATGCCAAATGATCTTCAGACCACATGCCTACCAGCAGCACTGCATTGACCAGATCATCCGGATCAAGAAGCTGGGGCTGTTCCTGGACATGGGCCTTGGAAAAACCGTCACCACCTTGACCGCCATCCGGGAACTGAAGTACAACCGCTTCCAGGTCCGCAAGGTTTTGGTGATCGCCCCAAAAAAGGTGGCGGAGGGCACCTGGACGAAGGAAAAGGACAAGTGGGAGCATACGCGGATCCTTCGGGTATCCCCGGTTTTGGGGAGTCAGGCCAGACGGATCCGGGCCTTAAACACGCCGGCGGACCTTTACATCATCAACCGGGAAAACGTCTGCTGGCTGGTGGATTACTACCGAAATGCCTGGCCTTTCGACATGGTGGTAGTGGATGAGAGCAGCAGCTTTAAGAGTCACAGCGCCAAGCGCTTTAAGGCCCTGGCCAGCATGGGGCCCCATATCGACCGGATGGTGGAACTGACCGGCACCCCTTCTCCCAATGGCCTGGAGGACCTGTGGAGCCAGATCTACCTCCTGGATGGCGGGGAGCGGTTGGGAAAGCGGTATACACAGTTCAGGGAACGGTACTTCCAGCCGGATAAACGGGGAGCGGATGGCATGGTCTACAGCTATGAGGCCAAGCCGGGGACGGAAGAGAGTATCCTGGCAAAGATTTCGGACATCTGCATTTCCATGAAGGCGGAGGATTACCTGCAGCTGCCGGACATTACCTACCACGAAATCCCGGTTGAGTTGGATTCAAAATCCCGGAAAGCTTACTTTGAGCTGGAGCGGCAGATGGTCCTGGCCCTTCCGGAAGAGGAAACGGACATCAGCGTGACCAGCGCGGCGGCCTTAAGCAATAAACTCCTGCAGCTGGCCAACGGGGCGATTTACGATGAGGACCGGCAGGTCCATGAGATCCACAGCTGTAAGATCGAGGCATTTCTGGAGCTGATTGAGAGCCTGCAAGGGAAGCCAGCGTTGGTGTTTTATAATTACCAGCACGACCGGGAACGGATCTTAAAAGCGCTGGGCGGTAAGGAACTGCGGATCCGGGAGCTGAAAACCACCCAGGATGAGGATGATTGGAATTCCCGGAAGATTGACATCCTTTTGGCTCATCCGGCCAGCAGTGCTTACGGCCTGAACCTGCAGCAGGGAGGGAACCATGTGATCTGGTTTGGCCTGACATGGAACTATGAGCTGTATACCCAGGCGAATAAGCGGCTGCACCGGCAGGGACAGGCGGAAAAGGTGATCATCCACCATCTGGTGTGTACGGAAACCCGGGATGAGGATGTGATGGAAGCCCTCCACCGGAAGGATGACGTGCAGAACTGGGTGATGGAATCACTGAAAGCAAGGATCCGGGCGATCAGAAAGGGGAACATAGGATGATGGTGGACATTAGGAAACGAATTTTAGCAGCCGGGGAACCATTTGGATATACGGGAAAGGGCAACGTTCAGGAGAAAAGGGTAAGGTGCCAAGGGTGTGGAGAATGGATCCGGTCGGATGAAGATCTGGAGAACGTCGAGTACGTGAAAACCAAACGTGGTAGCGAGTGGTTCTTCCATACGGCTTGTGCGAACCAGGTTTGGCAGAGAAAAATTTGTTGATATGAGGAGGGATAAAAGATGTTTGTGAAGCAGATCGATAAGAGAGCCGCCCTGGAACTGGCGGCGAAAGGGGAAGAATGTTTTTGTGATGTGTCCGACAACTCCGGATCCGGAGAAGTGGACGGATTATGGGACGGATACCCTGGAAAACATGTTAAATGGCTGTCTGTTCTTCCGTCAGGAACCGGCGATGGAGGTTGAAATAACCGGGGCAGGCCCGAAAGGGGAGCAGACGGTTCTCCCACCAGGAAAAATACAGAAACAGTGTAGGGCTAAAAAGACAGTGGATGTTGGGAAGCTGATCGCGCTGCACAATGCCGGATGGCCGGTGGCAAAGATTGCGGATGAGCTGAGGGTTACAGAGCGGGCAGTGTACGCACACTTGCAGAAGATGAAGGAGGAAAACAATGGATCGGTTGACAGCGCAGAGAGTAAACGGGATTAAATCAGGGTATTGGAGCCCGGCAAAGAAAGACGAACTGGTGCAGCGCCTGGGGAAGTATGAGGATACTGGGATGGAGCCGGAGAAATTGCGGAAGGCCGGGAAATGGATTCCGGTGGAGGAGCAGCTGCCGAAAGTAAACACCACATATAACGTAACAAGGTATATAGACGGACGCTTTATTTCGGATAGCGCGTATTTTGACGGGCAAAATACTTGGCATAGTGATAACAGAGTAAATCACGCAAGACCTTATTTGGCCGATGTTATCGCCTGGCAGCCACTTCCAGAGCCATACCGCCCGGAAAAGGAGCGATAACCATGATGGAGAATGAAGTTTTAATTAAAACACCAGAAGAAGCAATCGAAACAATAAAATCAAATATGCCTACAAGTGGGTATCAGATATTGAGGGAGTCATTAAATATGGCGATCACCGCCCTCAAAGAAATCCAACAGTACCGGGAAATCGGAACCGTGGAAGAGTGTCACGAAGCTAGAGAAAAGCAGAAAGCGAAAAGGCCAAAACATATCTGGGACGGTACTACAGAGTGTCCAGAATGCGCAAAGAGATTGCTAAGGCATTATGATTTCTGTCCCGACTGCGGACAGGCTATCCAGTGGGACAACGAAACTGACAATTAAGATTTGATGGAGGTAGATGATGCATCGTTACACGATTACAGAAGGATATATCGTCCTTGATGAAAATTCAGACGCAGTAGATTATTTTGATACATACGATGAAGCCTTTGATTGGATTGAGCAGCAGGAGGCAGAGGATGAGGCGCGGGAGCAGAAACGTTTATAAGGTCAACAGATCAGATGCAGTTAAGGCGAAAGCGGCAGCCGCTGAAGCCGCGATCCGGGAGCCGCCGCCTACCACCTGGAGCGCTACCCACCCGGCGTATTGCTTCACAGAATTATGCCCAGAACCGACGTTGCGAAGAAAGCCAAAAGGAGGTGATACCGGTGGACAAGTCAATTTTGTACCAGTACATAGATGCCTGCGAGCTGATCAAGGATACAGAACGGGAGATCGAGCGGATCAGGAACCGAAGGCGAGAGATTGTTACAGATAAGGTCAAAGGTTCTTCCTATGACTTCCCATTTGGCCAGATCAGCTACACAATCCACGGAATTCCCTCTGATATCCAGAGTCAGAAAGCATTGGAACGTCAGGAACATATATTGGAGGAGCGTAAGGCTGCCGTAGAGGTCATCAAGCTGCAGGTGGAGGAATGGCTATCAACCGTTCCTCCGCGTATGCAGCGGATTATCCGCTATAAGATATTCCAGGGAATGACATGGACCCAGGTGGCTACGCGGATGGGGAGAAAAGCTACTACGGCAAGCGTGAAGATGGAATTTCAGAGATTTATGGGAGAAAAATAAAGTTTGTTACGAATGTTACCAATGTTACTTTTTAAAGTGTTATAGTGTAAACTGGAATCGGTGTAAAGATCACACCGCCTCCCCTCCTTTGCAAAGATAGATTGGCGGCCATCAGGCGTAATACCCTGGCGGTCGAATCGCACCGGTTTGTCCCCCTGATTTCCGGTGTGGCTCCGGGTACGGTAAGTCCTCCGGGGCATTTATGCAGGATGGAGCAGTTGGCAGCTCGCCAGGTTCATACCCTGGAGGTTGCAGGTTCGAGTCCTGCTCCCGCGATTTTGCTATGTACTCTTCTCCTTTTTGCCTCTACCGGGTGGTAGGGGCTTTTCATTTGATGGATTTTGATGTATGATATAAAGAAAGGGAGGGTAAATGGCGAGGATGAAAAAGGATAGAATAACAGAGATTTACATTGAAACCATGAAATGTGCGGAGAAGATGAATGCTTCTAACAGCATTAAATGTTTGAAATGTGCAATAAAAAATGAAATTGGCGATGAGAAAGAAATGTTGCTGAAATATAAAATTAACTATACAAAGCTGTGTGACTATGCTCAACCGTCTTTTGTGATTTCAATTTTTACTTTAATTGTAACATTGTTTTCAATAGTCACATCCCCAAATTCAGTTGAAGCAATGGTAATTATTGTTATATATTTGGTAGTTATCGGAATATACGCTGTATACACATTAAAATATTGTGATAGGGCAAAAACAATATTAATGGTTTTAGAAAGCATCGAAGAAGAAATGAACAATAAGTAGCATAAAAACTATATAGGTTAAAATTGTGAGAGGTGGTTCGGCCACCTCTTTTCCTTTACCAGAAAACGAAACGAATGAGAGGTGGTGGTGCATGGCCAGAGCGCCGGATCCAAAAGCCGCACAGGCAAAAGAGATGTTCCTGGCGGGGAAAAAATTGACTGAGATAGCCGAAGCCCTGGGTGTTCCGGAAGGGACGGTCCGGAGCTGGAAAAATAGATATGCTTGGGCGAATGCAACGTTGCAAAAGCCCAAACACAACGTTGCGAATCGGAACGCTGCGGAAAAGAAAGCTGTTGCGAAAGCGGTGGACCATGTGATGGAGAATCCGGGCCTGACCGATAAGCAGCGGCTTTTTTGTGTTCTGTATATCCGCTGTTTCAATGCGACAAAGGCTTATCAAAAAGCGTATGGGTGCAGATATGAGATCGCGGTGACGGAAGGTCCAGCGCTCCTCAGAAATCCTCGGGTCAAGGAGGAAATTACAAGCCTAAAGCAGGCGCGGCTCAATCAGGAAATGCTGGATGAGTCAGATATCTTCCAGAAGTATATGGACATCGCCTTTGCTGATATTACGGATTTCGTGGAGTTTGGCCGGGAGAAAGTACAGGTCATGAGCGCTTTCGGTCCCGTGGAGGTGCAAGACCCCGACACAGGCGAAAAGGTTCCGCTCATGAAGGAGATCAATACGGTCCGCTTCCGGGAGTCCGGTGAAGTGGATGGAACCCTGATTGCAGAGGTGAAGCAGGGAAAAGATGGAGCCAGCGTCAAGCTGATGGACCGGCTGAAAGCCTTGGATTGGCTGGCAGACCATATGGACTTGGCGACAGCGGAACAGAGAGCCAAGATTGTGGCGTTACGCGCAAAGGCGGATGTGGCTGCTGACGATGATGATGGGGTGGTGATTATCAATGACCTCCCAGGTTAAAATCTCAGAAATTATCATCCCGAAGTATTATCCGGTATTCAATGACCGGAAAATCCGGCATATCATCCTGACCTCCGGACGTGCCGGCACTAAGTCCAGCTTCGCGGCCATCCGGGCCAATTATCAGATTGTCAGCGACTCTCATGGGTCTGTTGTAGTGCTGCGCAAACACCATAACAAGCTCCGGAAGACCGTCTACAAAGAAATGCTCCGGGGAATCGGCCGGCTGAGGATTCACAAGAACGCTTTCCGGATTACACGTTCTCCGATGGAGATTCAGTATAAAAAGACCGGTGCCACCATTTACTTTTCCGGGTCAGATGGCATTGACGATACCAAGGGTATCATTGATGAGGAGAAGCCCATCAAGCTGGTGGTGCTGGATGAGCTGACGGAATTCTTCGATGATGGTGAGGGGGAAGATGAACTCCAGAACATCGAGGCTACTTTTATCCGAGGGAATTCCGGAGACTTCCAGATGTTATATCTGTACAATCCTCCGAAGAACCCTAATGCGCCCATCAACAAATGGTGTAAGAAGATGGAGCAGCGCCCGGATTGCGTGCATATCCACACGACCTATCAGGATGTGCCCGAGGAATGGCTCGGTAAGGACCTGATTGAATCCGCGGAGATTATGGCAAAGCTGGACCCGAAGCGGTATCGCTGGATATGGCTGGGGGAGGCCACGGGCATAGATGAGGCCATCTATTACATGTTTTCTGACGGGCATATCCAGGAGCCAGCGCAAAAGCACTACGGCACAATCGGGATTGGCGGGGACTACGGCCAGCAGAATGCCACCACCTTCCAAGCCTTCGGGATTGACGAGTATAACCGGAAATTCCAGGGGCTGAGTGAGTATTACCACAGCGGCCGGGAATCAGGAACTCAGAGAAGCCCATCGGAATATGCCAAGGACCTGATGGAGTTTATCGGCACACTGGCAGGGCGCTATGGGTGCGGGCGCTTTTATGTGTATCTGGATCCTTCTGCCGCAGGCCTGGCGGAGGAAATTCGAAGGCAGATTAGGGATTGTCCACATCAGGTGGCGCTAAAGCAAGCGGAAAATGATGTTGCACTGGGAATCAACCGGGTGCAGCGCCTTCTGACTTTTGGGATTTTGCAAGTGAGCGCAGAACAGCCGGAGGCTATTGAGGAATTCCGTACTTACGAATACGACAAGAAAAGCATTGAACGGGGGAAAGAAGAACCCGTAAAGATTGGAGACCACTGTATGGACGCAATCCGGTATGTGGTGATGGGGATGTGGCTCCAGCTCAAGCGATTCCTTCCGGAAGCGGAGCGGGAGGACCCACCATATCGTGGGAAAATGTATGAGGAGGATGATCCGGACGATGGATATTATTAAATACCTGAGCAAGAATGAATTCGATACGGTTGACCGGACGTTCTATTCCCGGATTGCAGTCTGGTACAGCTGGTACAAGGCAGATGTACGCAGGTTCCACCGCTATCGTGTCTATCGGGGCTCTGGAAGCTATGTAAACTGCCACCGTAAAAGTATGGGAATGGCAAAGAAATTGTGTGAGGATATCGCGGACCTTCTGCTCAACGAGAGGGTGCAGATTACACTGGCGGACGAAAAGGCCAACGCCTATGTGGAGGACGTTCTTCAGAAGAACAACTTCGGCGTGTTGGGAAACGAATACCAGGAGCGTAAGGCTTATTGTGGAACAGTAGCCTACGTGCCGTATATACGGGATATGGTGGTTGATGGTGATGGGAATGTGGTTGGCGGTGGCGGCGTTTCGATTAACTACGTAACTGCCAAAGACATTTATCCGTTAAGCTGGGAGAATGGCGTGATTACGGAGGTAGCTTTCCTGTTCACCTTGACTTTCCGGAATAAAAAATACGGCCGTCTGGAGTTTCACCGGCAGAATGAGGACAAGACCTACTACATCGAGAACCGGGTATTCCGGCTGGGAAAGTCTGATGACGGTCAGGAATTAACGGAAGAAGAATGGCGCGAGGTTGGGCCGTATGCCGGACTTGCGGCCCGGGTGGAAACTGGTTCTGTGGAACCACAGTTTGCCATTGACAAGCTCAACATCGTCAACAATGCGGATGATGATGAGAGTAATCCGATGGGAGTTGCGCTCTTCGCCAACGCCATCGATTACCTGCAGAAGATTGACTTGGAATTTGATTCCTACTCCAATGAGTTTACGTTGGGCCGGAAACGGATATATGTTGCCCCGGAAATGCTGACGGATAAAAACGGCAGCATGGTTTTTGACCCTGACGATACGGTCTTTTACCAGCTGCCGGAGGATTACAGCCAGCAGCTGCAGAAAGACCCAATCAAAGAGAGCAATATGCAGCTTCGTGTAGAAGAACACAGCAAGGCAATCAACGACGACCTGAATTATCTGTCTATGCGCTGCGGTTTCGGTACCGAACGGTACAAGTTTGACAATGGCAACATTACAACTGCTACTCAGGTGATTTCCGAAAATTCTGATATGTTCAGGACCATCAAAAAGCATGAACTGATTTTAGATTCTGCCCTTAAGCAGCTGGTACGTATTATCATCCGGCTGGGAAATGTCCTGGGGGCCGGCTTGACGGAGGATACCGAAATCACCATTGACTTTGATGATTCCATTATCGAGGACAAGACAGCAGAGCGCCAGAGTGACCGCCAGGAGGTTTCCATGGGCGTCATGAGCCGGGCAGAATACCGCGCGAAATGGTACGGGGAGACGTTGGAGCAGGCGCAGCGGAATCTTCCGGAACAGGAAGGAGAGGTACTTTTATGATTAAATGTGATTTCCCAAAATGCTGTCAGGACTGCCCTCATATCCACGTAACGTCAGTTTGCCATAGCTTCGGGTCTATTGGGGACGATATAATAGGCACGGAGACTGAAATTTATTGTTGTCATCGTGACCTCTGTAAGTTTTACCATCCGGATGAGGAGTGAGGTAGTGAACAGGTCGTACACCAGCCAGCTTTCTGTTGGTGTGGAAAAGAAATACCGCGAGCTGGAGAATCGGATTATGGAGGATGTAATCCGGCGGATTCAAAAGACCGGAACGATTACTTCTACGGCGGATTGGCAGTTGAACAGATATCGGATTCTGGGGAATAGCACCGCTGATATTGAGAAGATTATCCGGGAGGCGGTCGGAGGGGATTACCCCGACACGTTTGAACTGTACGATGAAGTAATCGAAAGGGAGTATACCCGTTCCAGGGAGATATATGAGCAGGTCAACCAGGTATTTACGCCCTATGAAGAAAATCCGGAGCTGCAGCAGATTACTCAGGCATTGATCAATCAATCCAATGAGGAGCTGCGCAATATCACAAAGTCCCTTGGCTTTAAGGTGGACATGGGAGGTGGGCGCCTGGTATTTGCTCCGTTGTCGGAGTATTACAACCAATATCTTGACAATGCCATCGTTGAGATTGTGTCCGGGGCCTTTGATTATAATTCGGTGATTCGCCGGGTAGTAAGTCAAATGACTAATAGCGGCCTTCGCACAGTGGAGTATGCTTCTGGCCGGACAAGTAGGTGCGATGTGGCCGCCAGGCGGGCGATTATGACCGGACTTTCCCAGCTGACCAGTCAGGTGTCAAAAATGAACGCTCAAAGGCTGGGAACGGATTATTTTGAGGTGGATTGGCATTCCGGGGCGCGTCCCTCCCATCAGGTGTGGCAGGGAAAGGTGTACAGTAGTGAGGAGCTGATTACGAAATGCGGACTGGGAACAGGGGACGGGATTTTAGGGTGGAATTGCTATCATTCCTATTATCCATTTATCCGGGGGATTTCGAAACGCAGTTATACGGACGAGTGGCTGGAAGGCCAGAATCAGGCAGAGAATACTCCACGAAGCTGGCAGAGCAAGCAATACACCCGGTATGAAGCCACTCAGAAACAACGCCAAATGGAAACGTCTATGAGGGCCCAACGCCAGAAGGTGCGTCTTCTGCAGCAGGCTGGAGCAAATACGGATGAAATTACCACCGAGCGGTGCAAATACCAGTATAAACTGGATGAATATAAAACGTTCTCCAAGAAGATGGGGCTCCAGACCCAGATGGAGCGGGTCTATTATGACCTGGAAGGCCGCGTGGCCCCGAGCAAGGATACATACCGGAAATGGTTGGCAGATATTGAAAGAAAGAAGAAAGATGATATAATCAAATCAGAGATTAAAAAGGCAGGGATAAGAGGAACGGTGAAGATTATGCCGTCTCCTATGGATGTATCCGGCTATGATTTTGATGAAAACCATATCAACGCGGAACGTAAACATTTAGTATCCAGAAAAGAAGCGGAAAAATACATAAAAGAGGCAGATGTTTCAGTCACTCGGTGGAATGGCCGTTTTATAAATTATTACAGTCCTGCCGGAGCCGTGTTCCTGGATACGGAAAACCATTTAATCCGCACAGCGTTTAAGGAAGAAGAATTTGACGACCATGTACGGGCATTAGGGGAGGTATTGAGAAAATATGGAATCCGGAAAGATTGATTGTCCTTTACTTGGACGCGAAATTGAGGATGGAATTTGTTTTGATATTTCCATGGTTGCAGAGGGAATGGCTCCAGAACGAACAGCACCTAAGGAGGCCAGGATACCAGGCTTTAAAGAAATATGTTTAAATTGTAGAGAGCATAGGACATAAAAGGCATTGGAGACGGTAAATCGTGGGAGAATATATGCAAGGAAGTGCCAATGGCACGATTACTGATACCATCGATGAGTGACATCGGTGGTATTTTTATACCCAGAATGGAGGTGTAGGGGTGGTAGAGATTAAAATACGTCCTGACGGCCTGACTGTGGATGGCCACGCTGAGGAAGGGCCGTATGGTCATGACATTGTATGTGCTGCCGTATCTGCCTTAACGTTTACCCTGGAGGCTGCGCTTCGTGGATTGTCTCAGGATATGGTGGAAAGTTGTTTGGAACCGGCGGGGCATGTGAGCGTTAAATGGCAGAAACTGAGCGACACCGGCAGAGCCTATGTGGATGCATGGTTTTTAGGTATCTGTATGGTGGCAAATTCTTATAACTGCATAACATTTGTTTAACGGGCACCTGGGCAGGGTGTCTTTTTTGCGCCTAAAACATGAAGGCATAAAAAGCTCTGGGGAAAGGAGAATGACATGAGAAGAAAATTATTTTTACAGCATTTCGCAGAAGGTGGAGACAACGGAGGGGCTGCGGGCAGCGGCTCCAAATCTGGCGAAGGTGCTGGGGCGGCAAACGGCAGCCAGGGAAGTGCCGGGTACACCTATGAACAGCTGGAGGAGGTGGCAACTTCACGGGCAGAGCGTGCCAGCCGGGCGGCTCTCGCGGACTTTTTCCGTAAGCAAGGCATGAGTGAAGAGGAAATCACCACAGCGATTAATGATTATAAAGCGAAAAAACAGGCCAGCCAGCCGGATGTGGCGAAGTTGACCAGGGAGCGGGACGATGCCTTGAAGAAACTGGAGGAGCGAGACAATATGGAGCTGCTCCGCAAAAAAGGGGTTCCTCAGGACTACCTGGAGTTTGCGGCCTTTAAGATTGGCGCCCTGGTGGATGATAAAACCACTTTTGAAAAGGCAGCCGAAAAATGGCTGAAAGAGAACCCAAGGTATACCGGAAACGCTTACCATGTAGCCAGCTCCTCCACAGCAGGGAATACCCAGGGGAGCACTGGCGGAAGCAACGCAAGCATCAACGACCGGATTCGGGCGGCGGCCAGAAGATAGGAGGAAATGATGAGAAAGAAATATATTAATTTACAGCATTTTGCGGATGACGCACAGATTATTGACCGGACTGGTGCGGAATCCCTGATTCCCGTCGAGGAATCCAAGGAAATCATCCAGGGAGTGGTGACTTCTTCGGCGGTACTTTCCAGAGGCAGAAAACTGGCGAACATGTCCAGCAAGACCTATAAGATGCCTGTTCTGGATATGCTGCCCATCGCCTATTTTGTGGATGGGGACAGTGGAGCAAAGAAAACCACAAAACAGGCGTGGGATAAGAAGGTCATTACGGCGGAGGAAATCGCCGTAATCGTACCTATTCCTGAATCCGTGCTGGATGATTCGGATTATGATATCTGGGCGGAGGTCCGCCCCAGAGTAACCGAAGCATTTGGCAAGGTGATTGACGGTGCAATCCTGTTTGATGTCAATAAACCCACCAGCTGGAGAGATGGTGTGGTAACCACAGCCACCAAGGCAAAATCCGTTGTAACGGCTACTGCCGACCTGTACCAGGATATTCTGGGTGAAGGTGGAGTGATCTCCAAGGTTGAGGAGAGCGGATTCTTTGTAAGCGGCCATATGGCAGATATCTCCATGCGGGCAAAGCTTAGAGGCCTTAGGGATGATGTGGGACAGCCGATTTTCAAGAGCGACATGCAGAATGGCACCAACTATTCTCTGGATGGTTCTCCGATGAACTTCCCCAACAACGGGGCCTGGGACAAGTCCAAGGCTCTTATGATTTCTGGGGATTTCAGTCAGCTGGTGTACTCCATTCGTCAGGATATCACTTTCAAGCTTTTCACCGAGGGCGTAGTCCAGAACACGGATGGAACCATCGCCTACAACCTGATGCAGAACGATATGGTGGCTCTGCGCGCAGTTATGAGGCTTGGGTGGGAGATCCCGAACCCGATTAACAGCGTACAGTCTGACAAGACAAAACGCTGCCCGTTTGCGATTCTGCAGGCCAGAGCCTAAAGAGGAGGGCCTATGAAGATTGCGGATGCATTAAAAAATCTTGCCGTTGCCGTAGCCGGCAGCGGCGCGGCAGAGGACGTTACAGAAGAGAAGATTGCGGATATCATCCAATACATGGCGGATAATTGGCCGGAAGATGGAGGAGATTCCTATGAGCTTCCGGCCGCTTCGTCTGAAGCGCTGGGAGGTGTAAAGCTTGCCGGCGCAGTGGCGGACGTATCCGCTGCAGACGCAACGGCAGCAGGTGAGGCTTACGAACAGACAGCTGCGCAAACTGCTGTGACGTTGGCAAATGCGAATAAAGCAGCTATTAACAGCCTTCTGGCCGCGCTTCGGGATTCTGGCGTCCTGTCAGGCTAACGGAGGAGGTGCGCACGGTGTACACGGATTATGCTTTTTATGCCGGTACCTACGGCGGAGGAATGCCAGAGGGTGACTTTAAAAAATATGAGCCCAGGGCAGAGGCGTATATCCGATATTTCCTGTTTTCTAAAGCCGGCCTTATGAATCAAGAGCCGATACCAGACCTTCAGAAGGCTGTCTGCGCGGTTTCAGATGTATTAGGTGAGTATTATTCAGCTAAGGCCAGCAGGACGGCCCAGGGAGGTTCTGGAGCCGCTGTAAAAAGCGAAAACAATGATGGATATTCTGTATCTTACGCGGTGGAGCAGGCAGATGGGGAGACAGAGGAAACCTATTTGAGAAAGAAAGCATACGATGCGGCTTATCTTTATCTTCTCCCAATGGGCCTGTTAAGCAGGAAGGTGGGGTGTTGTTGTGACCACAAACGCAGATGTGACTGTCTATAACGCTTATTTGAACCCGGAGACCCGTTTGGACAGCTATCGGAGGACAGTAATCCGGGGTGTGTGGTTCCACGTCGATAATAAGGTCACGGTGGACTCAGACGGGCTTAACGCTGCGGATGTGTTTAAGGTCCGGATTCCTGCCGGAGCAGATACGGGCGGGGCAGAATTCGTTCCACCCTGGGAGTACACCGGGGCCGATGGCACATGGACGCTGCAGGCGGACGATTATGTAGTGCGGGGAATCCACGATGAGGAGATTGAATGCCCGGCCGATTTAAAGAAATGGAAGGCGCTGGTGTTTCGGATCAACTCATGGAGCGATAATCGTATTGGAGGACTGCCGCACTGGCGGATTGGAGGGGCATAATGACGCAGAAACGGCAATTTCAGATTAGCACCCCAAGGGGAACATTGTATCAGGTCAAGAGCAAAAGCGGAAAGACAACGGTGCGGCTAAGCTGGGAACAGGGATTCGGGCCAAAGTATTCCAGGGGCTTCACCAAAGCCCAGGAGTTTATTGATTCAGAATGTTTAAGATATTGCGACCCTCTCACTCCGCGGCGTTCCGGCTATCTGATCAAGTCCGGACAGCTGGGGACGGTGATTGGA